GCAGACTCCAGCGGCAACGCCAACAACTGGACACCCAACAACATCAGCCTCACTGCCGGGTCCACATACGACTCACTGACTGATGTGCCGACACTGACCTCGGCTACGGTGGCGAACTATGCTGTGCTGAATCCGTTGTCAATTCGTAGCGGCGCACCTAAATCTTCTGACGGCAACTTGGCCATTGCTTGGGGTGGTACTTACCCGGCCAATGCACTTGCAACTATCGGTGTCAGTACAGGTAAATGGTATTGGGAAGTTGGGTTTGCTGGCGGTACGTTTTCTAACGACCCAACGCTTGGCATCGCTGTTTCTGCATGGTCAAATGTTAATACATACCCAGTTGGCGTGGCTACACCATTTAGTCATCTAGTCGGTGGGGTTGGCAATTTTTACAATAGCGGCGCTACAACAGCCAATGCTGTTACTTTTGGCCCGGGGGATACAGTTGGTGTGGCGTTGAATTGTGATACCAACGTGGTTAGCTTTTACAAGAACAACACGTTGATTGGTTCTGCTCAAAGTATTGAGTCTGGACAAACATGGTTTCCATTCCACGTCAACTCATCCTTTACGGCATTGACTCAATACGTTAATTTTGGTCAACGCCCCTTCGTCTACACCGCCCCCAGCGGTTTCCTCCCACTCAACACTTTCAACATCGCAGCCGGCACAGTCACCACCAGCGGCACGTTCACCGGCAACCTCAGCACGGACGGCCCGTTTGTGTTCCTAAACGGCACCCCCACGGCGATGACCATCAACGGCAACGCGGTGACCTTCGGAACCCATGCCGACAAACTGGCAAACGGTTTCAAGGTGCGCAGCAGTTCAGCAAGCTACAACGCATCCGGCAGCAACACCTACGTCGCCACGACTGTCGGGGAAGTGTTCAAGTACGAAGAGGCTCAGGCTAATCCGTGATGCCCCAACTGCCCCAGGACAAAGCCAACCACTTCTTCTACGGCGCGCTGATCTTCCTGCTGGCCCTAGCCATCCTGCGCCGCCCTGACGCTGCCTACGGCCTCGTGGTGCTTGCCGCAGTGGGCAAGGAGGTGCTGGATTGGCTGTCCAACCAACGCGCTGTCAGAGCCGGCCTAACACCCACGCATGGCGTAGAATGGTTCGATGCGTTGGCGACGTGCGCCGGCGGGGCGGTGCCACTCCTTGCTAGGATGATCTGATGGATTCCCAACACCTGATCGACATTGGCCTGGCTACCGCTTGCGCAGTTACCGGCTGGTTTGCAAGAGAACTCTGGACGGCGGTCAAGGAGTTGAGAAGCGACCTGGCGAGGCTATCGGTCGAGATGCCCAAGACGTATGTGACGCGGGACGATTACCGGTCAGACCTCAAAGAGATCCGCGACCTGCTGGGGCGCATCTTTGACAAGCTGGACGGCAAAGTCGACCGCTCATAGCACCCGCTCCCAGCGGATACGCGCAACATCAGCCGACCCTATGTCGGAGCGTTTCCGACTTGGCGCATCCCACCCCTTTCGGGCCGGAAGTTGGGCGGCCACCGCCCAGCCAGCGCCGCGCAACGACGCGCCAGACTCATCGTGCTGCGTGTACGTCACGCACTTCGCATAGCCAAGCGCAGTAGCTGCGCGACAGATGGCTCCGTACAGTTTTGAGTTGGCGTTGCGCGTCCCATCGGTGCATGTGCGCGTCACTTCCAACGTCAGCCCGTCATCAAGCATCCGCGCCACTGGTCGGCCAGCAGTCGCCGTCCCGACAAGAACGTCATCAACAAACAGGCCGACGCTGAACTTGTGACCTATTGGCGGCTTGTTGTGCCGGTGATGCTCGCGCACATATTCCTGCGCCAACTTGAGTGATATCGGAGCAATTTTCATAGCAGCACCGAGATACCCACAGTCACCATCTCACTGCGCAACTTGCTAGGGTTCGTCTTCGCCATCACCCGCAGCGCCACCGCAGCGAACGTTTCGATCCCGGCCCAGGCGTCCTCCAGATGCGGATCATTGAGCGCCAGGATGTGCGCTCGGATCGTCAGGACGTCGGCCATGTAGGCCTCGCGGATGGCGTCTATGGCGGCTTTAGTTGGTCTCATTGATGTGCCGCAGCGCGCACTCGTAATGCTTTGGCCCCCATGACCAGCAGTCAGGGCCATGCGTGCCTTCTTTGGCGTCTTGGTACTTCAGTTCGCGTTTGAGGCGCTCATTTTCTGCTAGGGCATCGCCTAGCAGGAGGTCTAGGTTTCTTTCGGTTTCGGTCATTTCTTACCCTTTGCCAGCGCAGTCATTTCCAGCTTCCCTTGCCGGTAGCCCTGCAAGTACAGGTTTGCTGTCGCCCAATCGTTTAGTTTGGCAAGCATTACGTTCTTGCCGTAGGGCGGGTTGTCTGCCATGATCTCAATATTGTTATACGATCCAGGCTCAATCCGAAGGCCAAGTTCTTTTGCCATTTCCCTGGTGCGGTCTATGACCCCTGCAATCAGCCACGGGTTGTCGTTCATGGTTCAACTCCGAAATGTTTTGCAATCAATTCTTTTGCTGTGGCTAACCCAGAGTTATAACCATACGACCAATCCTCACTCGGATCGTAATAAGCGGCAGTTTCAATATGTTTGGTACATTCCTGAACAATCAACTGAACAAACTCTTCTAACGCCGCTCTTTGCACCGGGCCGACGTTGACCCAATCATTCAGCCTCTCAAGCCCAGGGCGGGCAAGTAGTTCTTTTATTCGTTCGTTCATTCTTTAACTCCAAAGTGTTCTTTGATTTTCGTTGCCGCTGCAACACAAGCCATGTCCCAAGTGTGCCCTTGGGTTTGTCTGCTAATACCTTCTTCTATTGGGCATTCGATTGCTACCGCAATTTTGGCGCACTCCCGGACAATCAAATCAGAGAACCGCTCAATGCCGGCGTAGTCAGTCGAGAAGTCTTCCCGCCCGCGAGAGTCAACGGTAACGTCGAAGCAACCTTCCATAAAGGTTCGGATTCGTTCGTTCATGCTGACACCGCCATCAATTGGCGCACGGTGCGTACACGCACAATTTCCATCGTCCCACGCATCGTTGGTTTCATTTCATCGCGGTATGTCTGAGCGCGCAATAGGGTCTCATATGCTTGCAGGATGCACACGGAATAGTTTTCCCGATTTGTTGGAAAAAACCACACCTCAAAACTCTCCGTTTCACCAAGGTTCACGACGCAACTCCCTTCGTCTTTTCAAACGTCCTCAAGCCACCAAGCCCTAACATCCCCAACATCAGTTGCCAGAGGTTGTCGTCAATGCCAGGCAGCGTCGGCAGCGGGTGGTCGAGCACAATGCCGGTCCACTGGACAAGCGGCCTGGCGATGTATTGACAGGCCAGCGCCGAGGCGCAGACCCAGCCAATCGCTGGGCGCCAGCCACTTGTGAACCCGCTCGGGCTCGATGCCTCGGCCTTGTTCACATCGAGTTGACCTTGCACGATAGCGACCTGGGCGGCAAGCTGCGCGGCCTCTGCCTGAGACTTGTCGGGCCAGATGCGGGTGATGACTGTTTGCGCCAGTTCGACGCCTGCGGTCAGTGGGTCAAGACTCAAGATATGCTCCTATGAAGACTTGCGCCGCTTTAGCGTTGATAGCGTTTCCGTAGGCGCGCAATCGTCCCACTCTTGAGGTAGCCCCATGAGCCAACGGGAATGTGCCGGGTTCAACTGGCCGCCACTTTCCATCCCGGCAGAGCAGCCAATCAGCATCTCGCCAGAAGCCGTTAGTCGGGCCGGTCCGCATATCGCTGCAAAGTCCTGTAGCCGCTGCTGCACCTTCGATCCGTCCTCCCGCTTCATCGACATTGCAGATTCCGGGTTGCCCGTCCGGTCGTTGTTGCATGAGGTTGTCGGCCAACCCGCCAACATTGACTCCGCTACCTTGGGCAAAGACGGGGAGAATTGGCCCTCGCCCTCCGTGTGGTGATCCCTCGCTTTGGGCGTCGGCCAACCCGCCATCTGCGCTTGCCGCCCCAACTGATCTAGGCGTAGCCCATGTACGTCCTGCTTCTCGTTGCGGGCCTTCAGCGCCCCCGTGTCCTTCCAGTCCCTGGTGGTGGTGGTGGTCCAACCTGTCGGCCACCCAGTACAGTCTGTCCCTGATGTGCGGAGCACCGACGCTCGCAGACGGGAACGGAACAGCCCCGAAGGCGTAGCCCAAGGTTTCCAAGTCAACTTGTACAAGGTCGATCCAATCATTTGCGTCCTTGCTTGCAACCTGCTCTCCAATGACCGTTGCAGGCTTGCACTGCTCAATGAGGTGGTGAAAGGCGGGCCAGAGATGCCGCTCATCATCAAACCCGCCGCCTTTACCTGCCGCGCTGAAAGGCTGGCAAGGGCAACTTCCTGTCCAGACAGGCTTATCGTCGGGCCATCCGGCTTGTCGCAAGGCGTGACTCCAGACCCCGATTCCGGCAAAGAAGTGGCATTGGGTGTAACCAACCAACTCGGAAGGCTTGACATCTTCAATTGATCGTTCATCAACATCTCCGGCGGCTATATGCCCCGCTGCTACTAGGTTGCGCAGCCATTGCGCCGCGTAGGGGTCGATCTCGTTGTAGTAGGCTAGTGCCATTCGCCTGTCTCCATCTGTAACGCCATGCGATGCGCTCGTGCTGGCGTCTGCCGTGCCCAAGTGCTCTCCACCATCTGCGCAGCGGCCTCAAAGTACTGGCCATCCTCAACCGCCGATAGCATCCGCTTGAACTTGAGCAAGCCACCGATGCCCATCTGGAATGCCATGCCAATGAGCACGGCCTGACGCGGCTCGGACAGTCTGGGCATCCACGGCAGCGCCAGCAATACCTCGCGGGTCTTGGCTTTGATGTCGTTGTCCAACAAGTAGTTGATCTCATCGTTGGACAGCCCGCCGCCCTTGCGCGAGTCAATCAATCGGCCTACGCCGATGGTCCAGTACCCAAGCGAGTCTTGGTACGCGCAGGACTCGGCGCCCTCTTCGCGGATCAGTTGTGTCTTCAAGTCCACAGCGTCACTCCCCACACCAGTGCCAAAACCCAAAGGACGCAGACGGCGGCTCGGTTGACCCAACTCCACCGGTTTCTGTAGTGATGTATAGCGTACCCGTCTCCTCCGAAGGCTTCGTCGAGCGACCTGGGAAAACGGCGTGTCGTTCCGTTGTGCTGAATCTGTGTTCGTTGAAGCATTCGTATCTCCTTCTGGTTGTGTTGTCGGGTTGGTGGCGCGTTGAGACCACGCTGGTCGGCGCGTTACACAGGGGGCAGCGCATAGAGCGGTGTTGCAACGCATCCGAGGCCCACCCAATATTCCATCTCCTCCCGGCGCCTGGTGAGCAGGATGCAGACGCCTGACTCGCTGACCATCCAGCCGATGTGTGTCATGCCAACCACGCAATCAGCGCCACCAGGGCGAC